ATGAATGCTGGTAAAATTAGAATGTCATTCAAAAGGAAAGATGGCTATACTATTGAGATAACAGCACGACGGACTGAGGGTAAATTTGATGACGAGTTTAGTGATAAGGAACTAAAATACATCAAAAAGTCAATGATAGAGAAGATTGGCAGCGAGTCTAATAAAGAAGCTGATGACATGGCATTTGATATAATCAATGTATGCCAAGAACTGTTAGGAGAACCACAGTTTGAGTCCGTAGACGAGATTATAAATTCAACTGTATAAAACGGTAAGAATTATAGAAAATCATGATTCTTCTCCAGGAAACTGTAGTTTAGAGAATTAGCGTACATTATGTCAAAGAAGAAAACAAATGAATAATATTAAACTTTTATACATAGATCTTTTTTGTGGAGCAGGAGGAACTACCACTGGCGTTGAACAAGCAGAGTTTGATGGACAGGCGTGTGCAAAAGTTATTGCGTGTGTAAACCATGACGTAAATGCCATTGCATCACACCAAGCTAACCATCCTCATACATTACATTTTATGGAGGATATCCGCACTTTAGACCTTACTAATCTTATTACACATTTAACAAGAATGAAGGCAAAGTATCCTGCAGCTTTAGTAGTTCTATGGGCTTCGCTTGAATGTACTAATTTTAGTAAGGCAAAAGGTGGACTGCCACGTGATGCAGATAGTAGAACACTTGCAGATCATCTTTTTCGTTACATAGAAAAGATAGATCCAGATTACATTCAAATAGAGAATGTAGAAGAGTTTATGAGCTGGGGTGATATGGATGAAAAGGGACATCCAATATCAAAGCTAAAGGGTAGAAGTTATGTCCGATGGACTAATAAAGTTATGTCTTATGGATATAATTATGACTGGAGATTATTAAACTCTGCTGATTATGGAGCGTATACATCAAGAAAGAGATTTTTCGGACAATTTGCAAAGAAAGGACTTCCTATAGCATTTCCTATTCCAACATATTCAAAAAATGGAGATAGTGGAATGTTCCAGATCTATAAGAAGTGGAAACCTGTTCGAGAGGTTCTTGACATGAACGAGAAGGGGCAAAGTATCTTCAATAGAAAGAAGCCTTTATGTGAAAAGACTTTGAAGAGGATATATGCTGGGTTAATAAAATTTGTAGCAGGAGGAAAAGAGGCCTTCCTTATAAAATACAATTCAATGAACCAAACAGGAAAATATACAGCTCCTAGCATTGATGAACCATGTCCAACTGTAGCTTGCCAAAATCGTCTGGGCGTTGCCAATGTCAACTTTATGTCTAAGGCTTTCAGTGGAGATCCATACTCCAAAAACCAGTCGATTGATGTACCTGCAGGAACCATTACAACCAAGGATCATCATTGCTTTGTAACAGCTTACTATGGAAATGGAGGGAATCGCTCCGTTGAGTCTCCATGTCCTACACTCACGACAAAAGACCAGCTGGGTTTAATGTCAAGAAGGTTCTTGACCAATGAGTATTCCGGCGGTGGACAGCTGTCAAGTATTGATGCACCATGTCCTGCCATCCTAACGACACCAAAACAAAAAGTTGTGGATTGTTTTTTGATGAATCCACAGTTTAAATCAGCCGGTGGTGATGTTAATAAACCGTGCTTTACTCTGATTGCCAGGATGGATAAAATGCCCCCGTACCTAGTTAACACAGAAAAAGGATTAGGAATAAGAATGTTTGATACAGATAGCGAAATGACCCTTAAAATTAAGGAGTTTATGGCTATGTATGGCATAATAGACATTAAGATGCGAATGCTGAACATAAGCGAGTTAAAACGTATTATGGGATTTCCAAAGGGATATATCCTGGTCGGAACACAAGCTGAACAAAAAAAATATATTGGCAATGCTGTTGAAGTCAATATGAGTAAAGTTCTTTGTGAAGCTATCTGTGATAGATTAATGCAAAAGTCTATTGCTATTTAACCAAAAAGCAATTATAAAAATTAAGGTTGGAATGAATAAAATAAAGCAAAATGAATCCTTTAAGAAAGGATTTAATATGGCAAAAGAAGAGATTATAAACCTTATCTACGATCTTCAAGATGAGTTATGGGGTGATAGAAAGAAATACAACTCTGAAATGAGAGCGCAGATGGAGTTTTGTAAGGAGCTTCGCAAAAAACTAAGCAACTTTAGTTTAGATGCAATATCTCAGAAATCTGTGTTTCATAAGGACTGATAGATAACATACACTTGTGAGACTACAAGGTAATTAAGAGAATACTGATATGAGTAAAACTGAAAGTTTACATTATAAACTCTGCTGTGAAGGTGCAAAATGGATGCGTAAGCAGAAGTGGTCTTCTTACAAAATAGTTGCCATAGAGCTTTGTACTGTAAATGCAGAAAACCCTGATGTATGGGGAACAACAGGTTTCGAATCAATGATGATAGAAGTTAAGACCTCACGAGGAGACTTTCTGAAAGACAAAGCGAAGAAATTTAGAACTGAAGATGACGAATATAAACATTATGCACTTGGTAATAAAAGATATTACTTAGCACCAGAGGGTATTATAAAACCAGCAGAACTTCCTATTTCGTGGGGACTGTTAGAATGGGATGGCAGTATGATAAACGTCATTAAAGAAGCGGAAGACGTTGTATGTGAAAATATGGGAGAGGTTGCTATGCTTTGCTCTATCATGCGTAGAGAGGGAGTAAGAACTGGTATTTTTAATTATAGAAAGAATAAATAATGAAGGGAGATATATTAACACAGCTACAACGGATTTCGGACAATCTCGAGCAGACTGGAAAAGACTTGCGGGATATGGAAAAAGTATGGGCTGCAGACCTAAAAGATAGACTTGCAAAGGGTATCACTGGCGATGCTGCTGTACGGCATTACAATGAGTGGATGATTAAGGCAGGAATGTCACACTTGAAAACAAAATAATAATATTAAGGGAATAATTATGAATATAACAAATAGAAAGGAACATAAGAAGGAGAAGCCTCCATATAGAATATACTACATGCTGTCAGCGTGTATATGTTTCTTATTACTTAAAGAACAACAAACAAAACCTATAGGTAAAGGGTTTCGATTATATTTACGTAAAGCAGAAAGAGTATGTAGACTATCGTTAGGCTATTTACTTTGTAAGGTATTTGAGTTGATTAATAAACGATTGGAGGAAAAATAAAATGATAGAAGTAATAAGTGATAAGGTTGTTACAGCACGCAAAGAACACTATTGCGAGTTGTGTATTTCAAAAATAAATAAAGGCCAGAAATATAGAACGCAATTCAATAAGTATTTTGGCGATGTAGGAACATTCCGTGCACACACAGAATGTTGTGAGTTAGCGCACATCATTGTCGAAGCTGATGAAGATGGAATAGATGAAGATAACTTCAAAGAGGCAATGACAGATTATGTACGCAAGTATCATTATGACGAAGCAATAGATGATATTGAAGTCGAATGGCAGCGCAAAAGTGATTATGACTTAGCGAAGAAAATTTTGTCGGAGTTGAAAGCAAATGATACTACACACATCAAGTTAGAATAATATGACCGAAAAAGAATATTACAAGTTTGAAGAAGACCTCCAAAAGCAAGGTTATGAGAAATGGACAAGGCCTGTGTGGCGTAACGAAGACCTTGTTTATACCAAATTAATTAACCAACATCCATATAGGTGCTCAATAAAGTTTGGTGTTTACGATTGGAGAAAATTCGCCGAATATGGTGAAGACGATTTTTGTGTGAAAATAAACTTTCTTGCTTCTAGTAACTCTATCAAACGAGTAAGTATGTTCTTGGATTACAAGGGACAAACGATAAATGAAATTGAAAAACTCGCACGATCATTCTTTGATTGGTGTGAGAAAATATAAATACATAATAAATATGAATTACAAGGATTTTAACCTAAGGCAGGGCGAAGTTGCCCTGTTCAACGCCAGTAGTAACACATACTATAAGTTCCACAACCTTATTGAAGCTTGTAAACGTGCGGTCAATGCAGGGAGAAGCCCAGAAAATGGATGGAACATTGTAGATGACTTAGGTATTACCTACGAGAAGGAAGATTGGGCGTTTTTTGCTCAGCTACCATTGCCAGAATACTTGAAATAGAATTTATTAAGGAACTTAAAAATTAAATTGTATGGAAAGAAATAAATACAACAAAGCTGCTTGGCTTGCAAAACGTATAGACGAATTAGACCTAATTTGTAAAATTCAAAACCTCGATTATTTTGAGCTGAATTTTGAAAGAGCAGGATTCGTTTCTATTTGCGTGGATCATGAATTAAAAAGTAAAGTTCAAGAACTCTGTAAGTCATTAAAAGAAAAACTTGAAAAAGAGTTTGAGCAACTATAATCTCGTGAATAAAAAATGTTTCCTCACCTAACAGGTAGAATTTTTCTTAAAACATCAAAATGAACAATTATGGAAAGAAATGCAATTATTCAGAAGATTAGGAAGCTTATGGAATTGCAGCTCTCTGCAGAAAATGTAGGGCAAAGCGGTGAAGCATTTGCAGCTGCTAATGCTATCCATAAACTACTGACAAAGTATAATCTATCACTTGATGAAATAACAAGTGAAGATAACGATGAAAAAGATGGTTTGTATATATCACCCAAAATGCAAGCTCATGATGAGTACGGAAATTGGAGAGATATACTTATGGTTAAGTTAGCTGACAGGAACTACTGTCGAAATTTAGGAAATGTAAAACAGCCATCAATCATGATGGTGGTAGGCAAGAAAGAAAATGTAGAGATAGTCATACAGCTTTACAATCGTCTTTCTGAGATATTTCTTCTTAAAGCAAAAAATGGACTTATTGCTAAATATGAAGAAGAGGAAGGAAATATGACTCTTGAACAGCAAAATGATTATATGGAGTCATACCTTCTCGGTTGTGTTGATGGTCTGATGGAGCATCTGGATAGTGTAGAAAAAAACACGGAGGAGAAATTCTTAGCTATAAGATGGAAATCAAAGATTAATTCATGGGAAGAAAAACATGCTAATAGAGAACGAATTAAAGTCGAGGTAGATATCAAAGAAGAGGATGCTTACACAAGTGGTATAGTAGAAGGTAGAAATACCAGATTGTACCAGGAGATAAAACAAGGAGGATGTTATGCAGATATTTAAAGCAAGAAATACAGATTTAGAGGCAACATCCGAATCATGGAGAAAATCTTCCTATAAAGAAATGGAAGAAAGAATACCTAAGAATCTAAGATTGCCACGTAAGGCTATCAGAGAGGTTGTTGTCCCAATAAAAAAGGAGAACACTATAGAAGACCTTATGAGGATCAATGCAGAGCTTCTAAAGATATATAAGATAGACTGCTTTCAATGTACCATTGATAGAAAAGAAGGTAAAGCACATCTTCTATTCGATTATTTGGATAAAGAAACTGGACTATCCTACGTATTCAATAGCAGTGACCAGAAGATGATCTATGCAATGATTATGATGATGCTTAAGTATTCTTCTGATAGAGAAGATGTAGGAAAAAGATATTTCTTACTTAACTACTATAAGAAGGATCAAGATATTTATAGAAAACTTCTTGATGATATAAAACATAAAAACTTCTCAAAGAACAACTATAGTGTTCTTAAAGACATTTTGGAATACGTAGAAAATGTCTGTGAGGGTAAGGTTAAATAATAAAGTAATTAAGGGAATAATTATGAATATAACAAAAGAGTGGAGGTGGTATCATAATAGCACTATGGTACACCTATGGGTTAATCTTCTTATTTCAGCAAGAAAAGAAGACGGCTGGCATGGAATGATAGAAGTTAAAAAGGGACAAGTCATAACTTCATTGTCAAAGCTGTCAGCAGAAACAGGAATATCTATAAGGAAAATAAGAACTTGTCTTTCCAACCTATTAAAGAGCGGTGAGATTAAAGAAATGACAAATAATCATTACCGTATCATTACAATTATAGATTATGATATGTATCAAAAAGCAGATGCAGTCTATAATAAAGGTTCTCATACAGAGACAAAAGAAAACGACAAGCGAAATAATAACATAACTACTTGTATATCAAAAGATAACATGATTGTCTGTGATAAATTGACAAACAAGTGTCAAACCAATGACAAACAAGTGTCAAACCAAGAAATTAACACAGACAAACAGGTGTCAAACATAAAAGATTATATGTCAACATCTTATGACAGTTGTAGTCCTAAAATCGACAAGCTGATGACAAGCAGTGTAAAAGTTGAAGAAAAAGAAACAAAAGAAACAAAAGAAAATTCCCCCCACACCCCCTATAAAGAAAAAAAAGAAAAAAAAGAAAAAGACCCGACGGTGATGCGCACGAAAAAGGCTGGTGGCAAAACGGAAGAAGAAATGGTCCAAGAAATAAAAAACGACCAACGATGGTTGGAAGCAATTTCCCAATATCATAACCTCACAGCTGATAGAGTGTACCAGATGATTAACAAGTATTGCATTCACAGAATTTGTGCAATGAGCAGCTCTGACAGCATAAGAGACATAAAAAGGCATTTCGATAACTGGTTAAGAATTCAACTAACCCAAGAAAGAAGAGACAATGAAAGAAACCGAGTATACCAGAAGCGAACAGGACTTTCAGCAAATGTTTGCAAAACAGCTAACTACCGTTCAGCGTTTTAAGCTTAATATTTCAGAGAATGAAGCAATAAAGATTTTAACGGCTGCCTACAAAGCGCAAGTAGAGAACAGACATTGCCATTTTCTCGAAGACGATGATATTATTAGGGCTATTGAGTTTACTGCATCTTGGCTGACATCGGAAAATAAAAAGCCAGGCTTATATTTCACTGGGTTTTGCGGTACAGGTAAAACAACGATGATAAAAGCTATCAAAATGGTCGTGGACTGGTATTACTCTAACACTCGGTTTAAGCCAACGATGACTATAATAAAGGCAACAGACCTTGCATCTATGGCCCTGAATAATTATCACGAGTTTAAATCACTCGCTAAGAGAACTCTACTTGCAATAGATGATCTTGGACAGGAACCAGCTGTAATATCAAACTATGCAAATGTAATGAAGCCGTGCATAGAAATACTCTCTGAGAGATATGATGCACAGTTAACGACATTTATATCTTCAAATCTTGCACCAGAGAATATCAAAGAGTATTATGATGAAAGGCTATCAGATAGATTTAGGGAAATGATGGAAACAATCCCATTTGAAAGTAAAACATTTAGAAAATAAAACAAAGAATATGGAAAAATATTTTGTACAAGAAACAATTGGAGGATGGAAACAAACTCCAAGCTTTGAGGGTACTTATGAAGAGTGCGTACAGTATCTTAATGATTATTGTAACGACAGTAGAAGCTCTTTTACTATCGTTGGTGAAAATGAGTTACAAGTGGATTACTTGTAAGATAACGAAAAGAAATAACTTCAATATTAAATCCTCCAACAGGATAAATTAATTTAGGTTCTGCGAGATTTAGTGTGAATTAACATGCCGTATCCCGCAGAACCTTTTACAACTTGATTAGTTTGTGCAAAAGATGATGTTACGCACATAAAAGTCAATGCGCTGATTATAATCTTTTTCATAAATATTATAATATT